AACCGACTTCACTTCATTAGCGATTCCCGAGTATTCGCACCATAAGATCTGCATCATGACTTATGCGGATAATAAGGAACTTGATCGTTATTACGAGAAGGTTGGTAGAGCATTCGCACAGTTCCAACCTACAATTGATGATGGTGATTTACAAGCACTGGTACAGGAGAACCGTATTGTTGGTCCTCTGTCTGATACCAGAACAATCGAAAGCATGAGGATCGATGATATTCCTCCTGGATCTTCTGCTACTATCACTGTAACCACAAAGATTGACCATGGTTACTTCAAAGGTCAGTATGTTGCTGTTATCAACAGCGGGCTTGCTGATAATGTCAACGGTACATTCAAGGTTGACACAGTTGATCAGGACAATCCTAAAGTATTCTCTTACATTATCCCCATCAATGCTGCTGGTTTAGGATTAGTTTCCGGCACAACATACACATCTGCTAACGGTCTTGGTACTAACGGTGTTATCCAGGCAGAAATTGACTCGGTTGAATCTGCATCACCATATGTTTTCAACTGCTCGATTCGTTCTACCTGGGGTCAGTGCGGCATGTGGGCGGATGGATCCAAGGCAACTGGATTCAAGTCGATGGTTGTTGCACAGTACACGGGTGTTTCGCTTCAGAAAGATGACAGAGCGTTCATTCGTTACGACAGATTTACTAACACCTGGAATCAAGCAGCATTAACTGATGCATTTGCTACCATTCCTTACCACGCAAAAGGTGATGCATACTGGAAGGATGATTGGAGAAACTTCCACATCCGTGCTTCGGATGATGCGTTTATTCAGTGCGTCTCGGTCTTCGCGGTTGGTTTCCACGATCACTTCCTGATGGAAAGTGGTGGTGACATGTCTATCACCAACTCGAACTCCAACTTCGGTAACACTTCACTTCACGCAATTGGTTTCAAAGGATTCGCATTCAACCAGGATAAAGGTGGATATGTAGATGCTATTGTTCCTCCCAAGGTTGTTGATACTTCTGCTACAGCAATTATTAAGCAGCAATATTATACAATTGATATTGAAGCATCAAATGATCAGAGTAATAACACCAAATTATATCTTGCTGGTGATACTAACCAAGATCCTGCAAATAGACCTGCAGCTACTATCAGTGGATATCGTATTGGTGCCAGGAATGGTGAAAAACTCTACGTCAAGATGTCTTCTGGTGGTGTAGGTGGAAAGCAAACTTACTCATCAGAACTGGAACCATCTGGATTTACCACATATTCAACATCTCTTTCTACTCTAACACCAGCAGGACTGAATGTTAGTATGGATGTTGATGGTGATGGTAATGATGATTTCCACTATGCACAAGATGCTGCTAACCAAATTGAGAAGAACAGAACATGGTTCCAGCAAGAAGCATACGGATATATTCTCGAAAAGTATCCTACACTATTAACTAACCCAAACATTACTATCACCAAGTGTGAGAGAGATCTTGGTTACTTTGTTGACGCTACTGTCAAGGACTTGCGTCTTGGTGGTAACATCAATACAATTCTTGCTGCTGAAGGTTATCTAGTTGGTGGTCAGTTAGACTTCATCGACAACGAACTGACTGAAACTTTAGAAGCATATGATTACCTGAAGCGCCTGATGATCGGCGCAATGCGTAACTTTGACTTCTTGATTAAAAATTGTCAACTGACGAGTGGTAGTGCAACTGTTGTAGTTGGAGATACATCAGGTCTTGTTCCTGGCATGAAAGTATCTGAATATGATCAGAATGATTATGTCAATGGAAAGATTGATATTGCTGCAGGAACGGGACTACTTCTTGACAATATCAATGGTCCGACTATTGTTATTGGTGAAATTGTAGATTTTCAAACAATCACTTTGGTTGATACGACCAACGGACTTGCATACGAATCTCTTGGAACTACTAATACTGCCTGGTTGTATTTCGAGAACATCACCAGTTTCGCTCAAGTAACGAAAATAACTGACCCCGATATTGTTCAGGATACTAATTATCCCGAATGCGCTAATATCGCAACAGCAATTCAAGGATATTTTGATAATATCAATTTGATCCTTTCTGGCAATAGAGATCAAGTAGTTAGAGTTGAAGCTCCAATCGAATCTCGCTCACTCACTGGTCGAGCAACTTTATTCACTGTTAATACAGGGCTTGGACAAACTGATCCTCATGGACTTCAGACTGGTACTCCTGTAAGATTGGTTCCAAGACCACTTACTGATACTGTTGATAAGCGCCTTGTCAGACTACCACGAGGATTTGAAACAAATACAATCTATTACGTTATTGCTCCTGGTAGAGATACTTATCCATACTCATTCAATAACACTACAGAGTTTAACGCTACTGCTGAAACAGGTTTATTACTTGCTGCTACTAAAGAAAATGCAGCAGCTGGTATTTACATCTACTCTCCAGAAACGGAAGGTATTGATCCTAACGTAGAGATTATTATTCAGCAGTATGTGTTGGATGAACCATATGATCTGCATAGATACGTTTCTAATGTGAACGGAATTTATCTGGAAACAGATATTCCTCACCTGTTTGATATTCCGCTTCCAAACGTACCAGCACAAAAGATTTTCTTCAGAACTTCTTCTGATGCTAACTCACAACTTCCTGATGTTGCTGGTGGAGCAGTTCCAACAGATGTTTACTACTATCCACGTTATGTAAGCAAGACGAAATTCTCTGTACATGAAACTCAAGCAGATGCACAAGCAGGTAATAATCAAGTAATCTTTACTGCTGGTAGTGGAAGCGACTTTATTGTTTTTGGAGATAAGAAGACATCGGCAATGAAGTTCGATGCTGCTAATTATGACAGATGGTATTTAAATGTAGTTGATGAATCCAGTGGTGGACAAAATGCAAACAGCATTCTAACCAGAATGCATGATCCTGATTTTGTTGACGGCACTGGTAATCTCTTTACTGCAGATACATGGTATGAGAGATATTCTGATAATAGATCTGAAGTTGATAGAATCTTCCGCTTGCGTTATGTTGTTCCCCAGTATCTTGACAATGTTCGCGAACCTCTTAATGGTTATGTCATCAAGACAAGAACTGATGATAGAAGAAGATTGCGCCCACAGAAGTTTATCTTGGAACCATTAGCTGGATCCGGAGCTCCTGCAGTTGCACAATTCTTCAATCCATCTCAACCCACAGAGCAGCTGGGTGTTTCTTTAGAAGATCTTGATACTGCTGGTATTGATATTGGTGCAAGAGAAACTCTATATGATCCATATGAAAATCCTCTGCAGATTGAGTTTGAATCTAAAATTGCGACTACTATTCAAAGTGCAAGAACAATTCAAAATGCTCTACTTGAAAGTAGATTAGAAATTACGGCATTTGATCACACTATTATTAATGAAGGGTTGAAGAATGAAATCTTCACTGTTGTCGAGATCGGAATTCCACAGGGTCCTGGTATTCAAGCAGATTTATTCAATAGTGATGAGGACAACTACGTAACTTGGAGTGGTTATTGCACGGGTTCTGCATATGTTCATGCATATTTCCCAGCATCTATTGAAGCAACAGCATTTGTTATCCTCAAGAATGTCACTGGAAAACTTGATTACAACACTGCTGGTTCAGCATACGCTGGAAATTCTGCTACAGTGTTTACCCAGTCTAACGGTGCTTTCTGGAATCTTTCTGGAGAACCTGATGGATTTAATAACTTATCTCCATATGTTGGTGCATCCAGATCGAGTAGAGATAATTTCCTCTATAGAGTTGAGGGTGCTAACATTTACACTCTGTGTCCTGGAGACCGAGTAACAACTCCTGGTGGAGATACTTATACTGTAAGTGCTGTTAGTGATATTCCTGACATTGAAGATACTTTCTACATCTTTGATGTTGAAGAGATTCAAGAAGTTATTCCTGCACAGCAAGATGGTATCTATTATCTTACTGCAGTTCGTGGTAATATCTCACCATATCCTCTCGGTGCTGGTGTTGGTGATAACTTCCACTATTATAGATTCTCTCAACCTATTTCCAACCTGTATCCTCTGGATTACAAGAACGACCCATTATGGTTCCAGGTTCAAGACGATGGATCCAGAGATGTTACGATTGTAGATCCTCCAGCATCAGTAGCTGCAGCAGATAACTACGTTCATGGTCTTGTAACACTTAATGATTACAAGTATAGTGAGACTAAAGAAGCAGTTGCTGACTTTCTTGCTACTGATCCACTTCTTTCTTATGAATTTACAAATACTACTTCTAATGTAGATGGTGATATTGTTGATAACAGATTGAGAGGTCAAAGCGGTAATTCTTCGATTGGATCTGAAAATAGAAAGATCCCCATTAATGGTGACTCTGTATATCCTCTTGATGGTAGATTCTATGTTGAACTTCGTAGACCATCTATTGCAAGATCTGGTAACCACACATTTGAGTATCTTGGATTCGGTCCTGGTAACTACTCAACTGGTTTCCCACTTCGTCAGGAAGTTGTTCTATCTGATAAGCAAGACTTCTACGCTCAATCAAAACGTGAAGACGGCGGTATTGTCTTCTACACGGGTCTAAACTCTAACGGTGACCTCTATATTGGTAATCGTAAGATCAACGCTATTACAGGCGAAGAGACGTTCCTTGAGCAGGCAGTTCTTGCCGACAGTGGTGATGATAGTGATACTATCGGCAGTCTTGTAACCACATTTGATACTGCGGTTACATTTAATGATAAGATTACTGTTGAAGGTGAAGCTTTCTTCAATAATCCCGTATCAATCAATGTAGATCCTCAAGATGGTGATGCTCTTACTGTTCTATCTCTGGTAGCACAAGGTGAAGATCCAACATTAGATAGATCTTCGTTTAGAAATAATAACGAAGGTGACGTTGTTATTACTAAAAACCAAGTTAGAGCAGGTGTATTTAAACTCAACCCTCGTGGTAATGTAGATTCTACTGGACAAGTTTATAGTATCAGAACTCATTATGCTGGAGGTCTGCCCTCTAACGTAACACCTAATAATAGCGGTCTGATCGCTAATGGTGGATCTGCATGGTATACTCTACAAAATGTTACTTATGGTTCTTCAACTAACCCTGGAGCTGGTGATATTCTTTGGAAAGGTGAAGAGGTAGGTTATTCTGGTTCACTTGGATCGGTATACTCTAACTTCTATACTGTAATTCCAGATCTGCAGATCTTTACTCTGACTTCGGATAATAGCAGTACGATTATAATTGAATGGGCTGCTGGAATCAGCAACCAAGACCTTAAGGTTAAAGTTGGTGAGAAAATTCGCATTAGTAATTTTAGCATTAATTTCTTCAGTGGTTCATGGAATGTCATTAGTGCAGATCCAGCAGAAAACTTCTGTGAAATTAGACTATTTAATGAAATTGCTGCTGATGTTAAAGCTTGGGAAGATGAAGATGATGGTGCAACAATGGAGATTTCTCAATCTTCATGGAAAGAGACAATGGTTCTGGGTGCAGAAGCAATCCGCACTTACACTGAAGTTCCTGGCGATTATAAGTTAGGCATCAATACAGTTGGTAGAACTAATCAAGAAGCAGCACTGACTGCAACTGTATCTGCAGAAACAGATCCTCGTGCAAACCTTGATGTCGTTGGTAATGCATTCATCAGTGGTAAGAATTTAGTACAGTATGATGCTGTTGGAGCAGTTTCCACTAACAACTATCTGGCAGAACCTTCTACTGGTAAGACATACTTCCCACTCACTAACGCATTCTTGGTTGGTGGTGATAGTTCAGATGGTGATGATTTCGCAACTCTTCGTGTTTCTACAACAGATCTCGCGGTTGTTGATCAATCCGCTACTTATAGAGAAGGCGGTCGTGTTGGTGTTAACACCAGCATCGGTTTAGATCCATCTACCGAACTTGATAGGAACTTCGTTGTTATCGGTGATGGTAGAATGACTGGTAACTTGACATTAGAAGATGACTTGAGTGTTGATGGTGGTGATATTAACTCCACTTCAGAAACTTTCCAGTTCCTTATTAATGACACTGACTTCTTCATTGGTCTGTCTAATGCAGAATCAATCATTCTTGGCAGCACCACAACACAAACTCAAGTAATTAGTATTGGTGATTCTGTAGCAGATACTTCTACACAAACTGTTAGAATTGGTTCTAATGCAGGAAGAACGACCCTCAAGATTCATGAACGTTCTGAAGATGCTATTGTTGATATTGCTACTGTCGCTGATAATGTAACTAGTGACTGTAGTGTTAGACTTGGTGGTGGAGCACCTAACCTTGCTACCACAACATACATTGGTACATATCAAACCAGACTTGCTGGTACATTAGAGATTGCTGCTTTTGCTGGTACATCTACTGCTCGTATCTTTACTCCTGCAGCAACGTTAAACATTGCTGATAGTTCAGCAACAACCCGTTTAAATATGGGCACCAATGCTTCAAGAATACAGATTGGTTCTCTCGGTGGTAAAACAACTGTTAGAAACTCTCTTGAGGTTCTTGCAAGTGCTGAAGTTATGGGATCCATCAAACTATCTGGTGGTCTAAACGCTGGTATTGTTGAAATTGAGAGAGGAAGATTCTCTACGAGTCCTGCTGATCACATTGTTGGATCTCTTGAGAATCCAAACATTACTTTCCTCAAGTATCAAGAGAGTGGTAAGGTTATTGATACCGCTGGTGAAGGTATGTGGGGTGGTCCTACATATTTACTTGGTGGTGGTCAGATTTCTTCTATTGATAATATTCAACCAACACAAAGTTCGACATGGGTTGCTAACACAAACTATCCATTCCTTGAAGTTCAGAGTTCAGGTGCTGGAGACGGCGCACTGTTTACTATTAAGGTACTATCTGATGGTACAGCACAGGTTGTACTGGCATCTCCTGGTACTGGATACAGTGACGGAGATCAATTAACTATTCCTGCTGCTTCTCTGGGTAATCCTAGTGGAGAAGACTTAACATTCCGAGTTGCTGGCGTTAACTCTTCTGGCAATCTTTTCAATATACCAATTACTCAACCATCTGTTGCTGATTTCAAGATTGGTGATTTGATTTTGATTGAACGAGGAAATGCAAATTCTCCTGATAGTGTTGATGATCAACAGCAAACATTAGCTAAAGATGAATCTCAAAACGAAATTGTTGAGGTTGTCGGTTTAACCAACGTAACCAATCCTAATGATCCTTTTGGTTTCCGTCTTGCAGTTTCTCGTGGAATTCTTGGAACAACTGCAAGGACAGATCACCCTGATGGTTGTGTACTTAACAAGTTGGATAAGCAGACTAATGCATCGTTCATCACTGGATTTGACGCTGATGAGAATGGTGAATTGGATCCTGTATCAAGTGTCCTTGTTGTAGATAGTGAAATAGATAGAATTGTTTTTGATGGCACTGACATCGTTCAAATTTTCTGGAATGGTGAAACTAACTCAACTCTTGATGTTAATTATGGAGAGTTTATCAGAATCGCTGGCACAGACATAAGTGAACTGAATGGTGATTGGCCAGTACAACAGAGCATTCAACCTGGGTCAAGTGTTGTTGAAATTAAAATTGGTGGACCTTATGCTACTCAAACCAAGCTCTGGTCTGATTTTGATACTAATGCAACAGTCAATATTAAGAGTGCATCTGGTCTTCTTGCTGATACTGCCAATGTTCGTATTGGTATTTCTGAATTTGGTGGATTCCTTACTACAAATGATTATCTTCTTCTTACTGACAGTGAGATTGTTAAGATTGTTGAATTAACTTCTACTGATATTCAATCACTTATAATTACTGATGGTGGAATTCCGGAGTCTGTCAACTTTAAGGTTGAGTCTACAACTGGTAACACTTTTGGTAGTGGGAATCTTAAGTTTGGTCAAGGATTTAACAAGTTAGTTGTTGATTCTGCTACAGGTAATACTGATATTGCAGGAACACTTACTACCGAGAACACACTTACGATCAATGGTTCTACGATTGAAAATAGAGAGTTCTTTACCATCACTAATGGAGGTTCTACTGGAACTCCATTGAGAACAACATTCCAGATTGATACTGCAACTGGTGATGTAGACATGTATGGCGGTAACTTCAATATCTTTGGTGTTGATGGAACTACGCCAAGACTTACCTTTGATAATTCTTCTGGAGACTTTGCTACCTACGGATCATTCTCTGCTCTTGGATCTGGAACAAGTAAGTTTGGTGGTGCTATTCAGATTGGTGGTGCATTTGGCACTACCGATACTGACTTCCCATATAATGCTGCAGCTGATCTGACAATTAACGGTGGTGATCTAACGATCAATCAGGCAGGTGATACAATCTTCAGTGTTGAAAATGATGGTAGAGTAACGGTCGCTGGTATTAGTAACTATTTCTCACCATCGGGTGGTCGTAAGTGGTTAGCTTCTGCTAGCTTTGTAGTTGACGCAGCTGCAAATACAAATTACTTCTTGGAAGTCAGTCAAAATACTGTCGTAAAATTACCTCTAAATCCTAAACTGGGAGATATGATTAGAATCGTTGATGTTTCTGGTAATTTAACATATAATGTTTCTTTGGTTATCAGAGCAGAAACTGGTACGAAAGTACAGAATTCTTCTGATAACACGGGTAATACATTACTTTCCGGAATTAGTAGTAATGAGTTAAATGGTTTCAATGGTGGTGAATTAGTTGTACAAACACCTTATGCTGCCTTTGCTCTTGTTTACGCAGGAACTTCTGATCCTGATGGCAACACTGCTGTTTCTCCTTCTAACGAAGGATGGTATCTAATCGAAGTATAAACTATCATGCCTTTTTACCAAGAATCTAAAAGTACAAGAGGTGCTGCAATCGGTACCATTATGCCATGGACAGGGGGTCTTACATCAGTCCCCGCTGGATGGATTATTTGTGATGGTCAATCTTTAGATGCTAGAGATTTTCCTTTATTAGCACAAACTATTGGAGATACTTATAATTCCGGTGTTAGCGATTTTGTTGGAACTGGTGTTAATTCTTTTCCTAATTATGGTGGTACCATCAAAATTCCTAATTTAAATGGGAAGACACTGATGGATATTGAAAGTGATTATTTTGCTGGAGCATCTTCATCTGGTGGAACAGGTCGTGATGCTGATAAAGATTCTGTAGCATTCTCATTAATGGATCCATTAATTGGAACTAATGAAGATCAAGGAATCACTACTATTTTTAATGATGTTTTTGTTGATCTGGTATTTAACATTAGTCCTAATGACAGATCAGGATATCAAGGAAGACTTAAAGGAAATACTTTAATTAATGGAGAAGGTTTTAAGACAGTTTATGTTGGTCCTCGAAAATTAGGTAGAGACCATATTAAACGACATAATCATGCAGGTAAAATCGAAACTATTGATAGAACTTCCCCAAATCAACCTGGAGATGGTGTAGTTCCATATGGAACTATCTATTATACTTTGTTTGCAACAGCTGTTGATAATGATGGATCTAACAGGGATGAAGGCGAGACTGCAGATGAACAAACAGGAGAAACTTTTTACTTTGGATATAGTAATACTGATGAAGGTTGGAAAGAAGATTCTCCTGCTGAAACGTCGTCCGACGGTGAGGGTAGCACAGTTTCTATTACATTAAGTGAGACTTCTAATCAATTTGGTGGTATTGTAGCTGGTAGACTTTCTAATCCTAATGCTGCACCATCTTCTGCTAATATTACAGATACTTATACTTTGCAATGGCCTACTTCAGACCTTTTATCAGGATTTCTTACAGGAACTTCAGGTACAACTGTTGCTAAAGTAACATCAGAGCAACCTCCGATTAACATGAAACCTGCAGATGTCACTTATTCTCCGTTGAGTACAATTCAGGAATTTGTAAATGGTAAATATATTGAAACTAGTGTTCCTTATGGTTTCGGCGGTAATGGTATTACTATTCCCCCCGGATATAGAAATAATTACAGTAACAGTCAAAGTCAGGTAGGGGATCTATTAATTAGTAATCCTGGAATTAACTTCAAAAACAATTCATCAAGTGATTTTATTCAGGCACATACTCATGATGAGTTTGATGTTGCGTTTGATAGTTCACGAATGAGACCACAAAGTAATCTTACTGTAGATGTAAACCTGCCAAATACGGTCCAAATTGATAATACAGCTAATAGAAATGCTTTACAGATTGACTTTAACATTGAGCAACCAAGAGTAACTTCTATATACATTATCAGGGCATACTAAAATGGTTACTAGAAATACAAGTTATAGTCATGCTAAAGCTCATTGGGGCGGAATACCAGGAACTATTCAAATCCACACTATTGAGGACATTGCTATAGGAGCAGATCCAACTAGTGAGGTTTTTAAAAAAAATATTCCAGCAGGATTTTTGAAGTGTGACGGTTCTATTAAATCTGCAAAAGATTTTCTATTATTATCACAAATTCTTGGCGTAGGTGACGAATGTAGATTCAAAAAAGAAAATGTTACATTAAGAAATCCTGATCCTGAAACAGGTGATTTAGGACAATTTCAATTACCTGATCTTGGATCGAAAGTTATTGTTGGTAGTAGAGGATCTGGAGATTATCTCTCAACTACTATAGAAGGAAGCAATACTAGTAAGGTTGGTGTAGAAGTAACTCCTATTTCAAATATTGGAAATAGAGCGAGTGTGAATTATATTGGAAATATGATCATAGAGAGTGATATTTACCAGTTCAACGGATCTCCAAAATATAATATATCCAGAGATACCAGTGCTGTATCTCTATCGATCGATGAATTTCAGGGACATTATCATAATGTTGGTGGTGGAACTGGATTAACAGTTGTCAATAAAAATACGCAACACGATACTACAGGTGACGGAAAAGGACCACGAGCCAACAGCGCAAATGCTACTGCTGGAAATAGTTTAGAAGAGACATCAATGTCTATTCCAACTGGAGAAGCTACTCATGATCACACTATTACAAGACCTTTTACATATCAACCATCTAACCAACCAAAGTTTAACTATACTCATGACAATATCGATGTAGACATTGCTGATATAGAATCTTACGTTGATGTTGATGTAGAAAATTTAGAAGTATTAAATCAAACGGTAACTCCATTTATATTAGTTCATTACATTATTAAATTTTAGCAGTTAAATACTATGGGAACGTATAGTATCTACAGATCAACAAGTTGTGGATTCATGGTACCAACAGATGTGAAGTATGTTACATACATCACTGTCGGAGGTGGCGGTGGTGGTGCTTATCCCAACATTTCTGGTTTACCAAGACCCGGATTCACGGCACCAGGATCAGGAACAGGTACTTCGATTAGTCCTGGTAGTGTTAGTTCGGGTGGTGGTGGAGCAGGTAGTCTTTACAGTGGTGGAGGCGGCGGATGGGGTTCTTGGAGAAGCGGAAGTAGAGGAGGTTATTCCTTTGGTCCTTCCAGTAGAGCTCCATCAGGATATGGTGGTCTTGGTCAAGGTGGTGCTGGTCAGTGGAGATCTGGATCACAATCGTATGGTGGTGGGGGTGGTGGAGCATCTTGTTGTGTTCGATATAGAGGATCAGCTGGTTCTTGTCCTGGTCAGTATATTAGTGTTAGTATTGGTAGGGGCGGTACGCAAGGTGGAAGCGGTAATTGCAGGTATGGTATTCAGGGAGCAATGTATGCATGTGTCTGTACATATGAAAGACCAAGACCCTCTATTACTGCTTCACCTTTAGCATTTAGATTAGATGGTGGTGATGGTAATGAGTCACGATCTAAATTAACATGGAGCACTAGTGGCGGAGAATCAGATAGTGAAATTATAGAAGCATTGGTTAATGGAAGCGTAGTTTATAATTATGGTCAACAAGCTAGAAATAATTCAACAGGATTTTATGTTTCCCCAGAAGAAACTACTGAATTTAGATTAACCACTACCAATCCTGCATATGAAGAAACAGATAGTGTCATAGTTACTGTTTATATACCACCAAATATAACATTTACTGTAACTGATGATGAAGAAGAACCAACATCCGAGGACATAACTATTGTATTGGGAGAACAGCGGACGTTGAAATGGACTATTACTGGTGATGTCGATACAGTAGTAATTACTCCTGGGGTTGGATCTTCCAATAATAATTCTAGTACATTCATACAACCGTCTACGACTACAACATATTCAATTACAGCTTCTGGTTTAGGGGGAGTTGCATCTAAAGAGATAAAAGTAACAGTTTTGCAACCACCTACATTAAGTGTAAGTGGACCTATCAATATTGATTACGAAGACGATATTATAGTGAGTATTTCTGCCACAAATTCTGATGGAGGTGTTAGTTATGTTTCCGAATATACGTATACATCAGGACAAGTTGTGCAGATACCAGGTGCAATTGATGTTCCTAATACTATTGGAGATATTATAGAAGTTTTGTCTTATACCATTCCTGTCACTTATAATGACTACGGACCAACAAATGTAAAACTTACATTTACTGTAGATGGATATGGATTTCTTGATACCTCTGATATTGTTGATGTTGCTGTATATATTGATCAAAGCCCAGATGAAATAACTATTCCAGAAATTGAAGATGCACTTATAAATGAAACTCCGATTATTAGTCCTGGAGAAGATACTACAATTACTCTAACTATTACAGATATAGATATACCAGTGGAAATTAAAGCTGATTCTCCTATTCAGGTAGAAATTGATGATGATGATAATTGGAGAAACATTAGACGGATTTAATTATGCCAACTAGTTCAGGCAATAGATACGGAAGTTTTCAAGTAGACATTCCGGAATACTCTACAAACGTAAGATTTAGTGTAGGAGCTGCATCAGGTGGAGGATCTCAATCTACTACATGGAATCATTCGCGTGGTGGTTTTGGTAGATCTGGCGATTTTAGATTAGTCACCAGAAATACTGCATATACGTTAACTTTCTATCTTGGTGGTCAGGGAGCTAAAGGATACGGACCAAATAATCCTGGTGGATCTGGCGGATCTTCCGGGATTGCAAGTGGTGGCAATGGTCACCGGTCTGGTGGTGGCGGTGGTGGAGCTTCTGGCGTTTATGATAGTGGATTGGGTAGATATACTGTTATTGTTGGCGGCGGTGGCGGCGCTGGTAAAAATGATAATGATACTGGTAGTTCTGGATATTATACTGCTGGTCGCGGTATTGGTGGCGGCGGTACGCAAAGTGGGTTTAGTGGAAGATCTGGTGGTAATGCTCCTGCAGGGCATCGTGGAGGTGGTGGAGGAGGTTCTGATTCTGGTGGCGCTGGTGATGCCGGTGGTACATCAACAACTAATGGATATGCTGGTATTGGTGGTAACTCTGCTTGGTATTCCAATACCAATTATTATCGATGGACTAATAATAGTGGATATTCAAATAATGGTGATGGATTTTTTGTTTGTTCTTTTGATTATGCTCCACCAGTTATTCAATATTTTACAATTATACCGCAACAATTTGTTAGAGGAGACACAGCAGAATTACGTTATAAGGTCACTGGTTTTGTGAATAGCGTAAGTATTGATCTTATAGGATCAAATTTACCTTTTGAGGATGAATTTGATATTTCTCCTCAAAATGATTCATCATACACCTTAACTGCTGTCGGACCTGGGGAAACTGCAACATTGACTAAAGTGGTTGATGTTTTGATTCCGCCAGAAGTTACTTTAAGTACACCAGCTACAGATGAAACTATTATTTTGGGACAATCTACGTTTATTTCGTGGGTTATCACTGGTGATGCTTCTGTAGCATCTATGAGTGCTGGAATTGGTCTTGTCAATATTAGTGGAGGTTCTCCAGGAATACAAGTATCTCCAACTGTATCTACAACATATACATTAACTGCGTCTCATCCTATTGCGGGAACAGGATCGGATGAAGTTACTATAACTGTAATTCAACCGCCAGTAACAAATTTGATTGGTCCTGAAAAGGTTAATTATGGAGAAGATGTTATTGTAATTTGTCAGTCTCAACAGGCAACACAATCTCTTCAGTTATTAGCAAAATATTATTATATTGATGGGACTTTTACTGATTATCAACTAATTAAAGAATTTGAAGTTTCTGGCACTGATATCATAGATCAAAATTTTGATCATGAAGTTGCATACAACGATATCGGACCATCTAGCATTGAATATGAGTTGTATGCAATTGGTGAAGGAGGATTACAGTCAGAAAGCTTTACTACTGTTAATATTGATATTGATCAAGAACCAGATGCAATAGTTATTCCAGAAATTGAAGATGCCATTATAGGCGAAAATCCTATTATTAGTCCTGGAGAAGATACTACAATTACTCTAACTGTTAGAGATATAGATATACCAGTGGAGATCAAAGCTGATTCTCCTATTCAGGTTGAAATTGGTGACAGTGGAATTTATGTAGATATTAGGGAGATATAGACATGGGAGCTTCAGGTAATTTACATACATTCGATTCTTTTTACGCTACTTTCAATCCTGGTTATTTTAGAGCGGATACTTTCTATACTTCAAACTCTGGTGGCGAAGCAATCACTGCATATAGTGCTGTATCCACTGGTGTTTGGAATCTTTTTATGTCTGGTAGCGTTCCTGGAATCGTTGGGGCTGTTGCACCTGTATATCGATATTGGAATCCAACTCAATATAATCACTTTTACAAAACTAGTTCCGGCACTCCTGCTGGTTATGTTTATGAAGGTGTTATTGGTTATGCATATACTGGTCCTGGAGCATATCGTGTAGCAGTTTATAAATTTTATAATCCTTCAGTTGTAGATCATAAGTTTAAGACTAGTAATTCTGCGCCATCGGGATACGAATCTAAAGGTGTTGCGTGGTATTCTCCTGTATTTGTATATGGTTGTAAAGACTCCCGTGCTAATAACTACAATCCATATGCAAATCAAGTCAGCTCTGGGTGTACATATAATGTCTATGGGTGTATGGATCGTTTAGCATCTAACTATAATCCAAGTGCTAATATTAATAGTGGATGTTCATATCCAACACCAATTCTTAACTTAACTATTTCTCCATCAGCAATTATTAGAGGAGAATCTGTAACTCTTACATGGTCTACGAGTTATTCAACATCAACATCTTTGACGGATGTTGGTTCTGTAAGTGTTAGTGGTGATACAACTATTACTCCACAAAACAGTAAGAGCTATACTTTAAGTGGATCTTATTATGGATACACCACCAACAGCGTAACAAAACCGTTGATCGTTTATATTCCTCCACAGATAACATTTACAGCAGAAAGTGAACTTATTATTCTGGGACAATCTACTAAATTAGAATGGACTGTTACTGGTGATGCTTCCGTAGTAAACGTACAACCAGGAATTGGAAGTACTAATTTAGTTTCATTTGAATTTGTTAGTCCAACTGTTACTACCAAATATACAATATCAGCATCTGGACTTGGTGGTCAAGATAGTGCAGAAATTGAGATCGTAGTATTACAACCACCAGAAGTGACGATAAATGGACCTTTGCGTGTAAATTATGGAGATTCGATTACAATAACTTATGAACAAGAAAACGCTAACGACACATTTGAATTGCAAGTTAGCACTACTGATTTAGATAATAACAGTACCACGGAAACTATTGATTTAGGGGCGAGTGAATCTGAAACAGGAACATATACTTATATACCAACATATACACTTCGTGGACCCCGTACAATAGATCTAACTTTATTTGGACAGTCTGAAGGTGGTTTGACTGATTCTGATCCTCTTATTGTCTTTATTGATATTGATCAAAGCCCAGATGAAATAGATATTCCAGAGTCAGATGAATTAATTCGTAATCAGCAACCAGTTATTACACCTGATGTAGAGGTTACTTCTATGCAAATTGTCATTAATGATGTAGATATTCCTGTAGCTATTAAAGCAGACGCACCAATTCAAGTTGAGATAGATAATAGTGGTACATTTGTAGATGTGGAGCAAATTTAATGGGATATAAATTAGGTCATTACTATTCAAATTCCTCCGGTTCCTGTACATCAATAGTGATGTACTTTCCTGATGGTAATTCTGTCAGATCTGGTATTTCAAATGCATATAAAGTTCTTTTTGGTAGATATGCTGAACCGGGAGGAGTAAGTTATCATGAAAGCTTATGGGCAACTGGTAACTACTCAAGTTATACTTCAATGGTAGCTAGTACCAGCATGGCAGAGTCAGGTGCTTATAATGGATTGAGTTCAGGGGGATGTCCGCCACCTATTGTTTATGGATGCACTGACTATAGAGCCACTAATTATGTTCCTAATGCGACACCAGGAAATGCCTTATCAACTGTATGTAGTTATGCCAAACCAACAATTTCTATTTCAACAAATAAAACTTCTATTGTTAGACCAGGCACTACTTCTTTCAACCTTACATATTCTATATCATCAACAATTCCTGTCTATGGTCGCATTGTAACACAAAACAATGTTAGTATCAAAAATTTATATGCTAATAGTGGAACTGTAGTTATATCACCAGCTTCCAATATAACTGGTGAGACCTCATACACGGTGAAAGCTACTAATGCGGGTGGACAAGCAATCAGTACTGTTAAATATGTAACCGTTTATGATAAGCCTAATATAACATTAAAGTTATCAGAGAACCCAATTAACGAAGGACAATCATCTGAATTATCTTGGACTATTACTGGTGATGCTACTACGCTGAATATTCAACCTGGAATTGGTAATACTAATATTGCATCCTTTGAAACAGTTAGCCCCACAGTTACAACAATATATACTGCAAAGGCAAGTCATTCTATAGCAGGAGAAGATACTGATGAAATTGAATTAATTGTATATCCTTCTCCCTCTATAGAATTAATTGGTCCTCAAAGGGTTAATTATGGAGAGGATGTTACTGTACAATATAAGGGTGAAAATATTCCGACAGAATTTATGGTAACACCATATTATTACTCTCTTGATGGAATAGAAACAATCGGACAAGAGATAGAATTACCTACTGGTGATGATCTGGATGATGAATTTATAGATACTCCACCTTGGGATGATAGAGGACCATCACAAATAGCATATATTGCGAATGTTGAAGGATATGGAGAGCAAAAAGATACGGATAACATAATTATTAATGTAGATATTGATCAAGAACCAGATCAAATAGCGATTCCGGAGTCTGAAGGTAAGATAAAAAACGAACAACCAGTTTTTACTCCTGGTGACCAATTAAATACTAATGGATTATTGATTAATGATATAGATATACCAGTGGAAATTAAAGCTGATTCTCCAATTAAGGTAGAAATTGATGATAGTGGTAATTACCAAGATGTAAGACCGATCTAATATGCCAAATACTTATACTAGCGATGTATCTATTTTACCAGTTCCGGAAAATGTAAAAAGAATTGTTTTTACATTAATAGGTGCTGGTGGTGGTGGCGAGCATATTGCTAGATTAAATGAGCAATCGTCACCCGCAAACAATGGCGGCGACACTACATTTTTAGGAATGACAGCTGGTGGTGGACAGGGTGGTGGTATAGGTGCAAAATATGGTGGAGGAAATGGTGGTATAGCATCAACGGGAAATTATGATTTTAGACCAGAGGCATTAATAGGAAGTAGTACTGTAACTTTAGCAAATGGTACTGGAGGCGGAAGAAATGATGGTGGAGAATCTGCAGCAACTTCTTTTAATGATAGGTTTATCGGAGATGGTGGTGATGGAACAGGAAAACAAGTAACATATAATTTTTTTGTAAATCATGTTTTTCGGAATAGTCCTCCATGGTCACAAGGACAGGTTGAATATAGCCCTGATATTAGTATAGACATAATGAATCCTTCGACGCAAAATGCCCCTTGCGGAACATATTCATGGTCGCGATACTATAAAGTTAATTTTAATTATACATTTGATAACAATAGATACAGTGCATACGTAACATCAAGTGCATCGAGTACTGCTGCTGGTGGTACATTTAGAGGATATGGGCAAATAGGTTCAAAAACTACAGCGAGTCTTGGTGTCTGGTGGTGTAAGCGAAAAAATCAAGGTTCCGGAACTGTCAACAGTTATGTTCGTAGTTTTGGTCTATCAATTACTGGTGATAGGAGTGCATTGTTAGGAAGAGGTGGAGGTGGTGGTGCCGAAATTACAGGAGTTTTAGATCGTCCAGATTTAGTCGAAAGAGGACTATTAGATATTACTACTTCTCTTTTCATTGGAGTTGCTGGGGATCAGAATGGTCCTCCTATTGCTCCATTTGCTCAAAATGGAACTGTTGGCAGAGCATCGGTATATATGGAGTATGAAACTCGTACATATATCAATGTTAAAAATAATGAAAATAATACTATTATTGAAGGACAGACAGCTATTATTGAGTGGGAAGTTACTGGTGATGCTGATTGGGCATTAGCAGAACCAGGACTATTATCACAAGGAGGAAGTAATTTTGTGAGTGAAGTCGCAGTCACTCCTACAACTACAACAACATATTTTCTTCGTGCAGATGGAGTAATTGGTGGATTTTCTGAATCGGAAGTTACACTCATAGTGTTACGATCACCAACTGTTCGTATTATTGTTCCTGCGGATATAAATTATGGTGATGATGTATCAGTGTCTTATGAGGCAACAAATGTAGAAACATCTCTAACTTTAAGACCTAAATTTTATTTTGTTGATGGGACAACTTTGGAGAGTAGTGAATATAATGTTGAGTTAGAAACTGGGGATCTTGTCGATAGTACTGCAGTATATAATTTAACTCCATGGGGAGATAAGGGACCATATAAAATTGAATTTAATTTAGATGCTGTAGGATATTCTTATGAAGAATCCGGAACTACAAATTATTTGACTCAAAGTGCTATGGAAGGTGTAGATGTATACATTGACCAGGATCCAGATGTAATTATAATACCTGAAACAGATGATGCTATAAAAGGTGAAAATCCTGTTTACTCTCCAAAAGAACAAAGCACCATAACGTTACAGATTAATGATATTGATATACCAGTAGCAATCAAAGCAGATGCTCCTATTCAAGTAGAAATTAATGATAGTGGTGTATACGTAGATGTGGAGCAACTATAATGAACAATACTTACTATAGAGGAACTCATACTGTTGCAATACCAGATCGTGCTATTAATGTACGAATAACAATTGCTGGTTCTCAAGGTGGTAATGGTGGTGTTGATGGAAATAATTCCGGAGGAACTCGTGGACCTGGAAGAAAAAAATCATTTAGATTAAATAATACTGGTTTTTCAAGAACACTATATTTTTATATTGGAAAATCTGGTGGAAATGCATCTTCTGGGTCAAATACTGGTAGAGGGAGTGGTGGATCAGGTGGCGTAGCAAGTGGTGGAAGAGGAGGAAATCCTGGTCCGCAGGGGTGGTCTGGTGGCGGCGGAGGTGGTGGTGCTGCCAGTGGAGTATATGATACTTATGCTGGACAATATATTATTGTCGCTGGAGGTGGTGGCGGTGGCGGTGGAGCATCCTACCCTGATTCTTATTTGAGAGGTGGGAACGGAAATTCATCGCAGTTCCTTTCTTATAGGAGTAGTATTTCTTCTGGTAGTCAAGGCACGTCTCAAAGCTTTGACGGCGGTGGAGGCGGTGGAGGCGGCGGTGGAGCACGGGGTGGTGCTGGTGGTCGTGAGGGTGCAGATAGACGTGCTGGTGGATATGCAAGCACGGGCGGCAGAGGTGGAGGAAGTTATTACGTATCATCATACGTAACATCTACAGGGGGTGATCAAAATCACTACGGAGATGGTTATGCAACACTTCAATATGATCTTGCTACTCCAACATTTAATTCATTTACAGTATCAAGAAATCCTATAATTAGAGGTGATGTTGTAAGCTTCTCTTGGTCAACAACGTATACATCATTTATTAGTAGGATGACACTAACAAGTCCAGAGGGAACTGTATATACTGTTACGGGAACAACTAGTATTAGTTTACAACCACAGGTCTCTGGTACATGGACAGTAAGATTATATTATAGTGGTGGCAGTCATCAAGCGTATATCGGACATATTGTTTATATTCCACCTACAATCACTTTAGAACTTTCTGATAATCCAATTCCTTTAGGAACACAATCTAAATTGTCGTGGAGTGTTAGTGGAGATGCAACTTCGATTAATATTCAACCCGGAATTGGTAATAGTAATCTTTCATCCTTCCAGCAAGTTGCTCCAACACAAACTACTACATATACTGCATATGCTAATGGTCCTGCTGGTAGTGCTACTGAAGAGGTTACTTTAACAGTATGGACTGCGCCAGAACTTTCTTTGGCTGGACCTTTTTCGGTAGATTATGGTAATAATGTGACGTTAACTCATTCCCAAATAAGATCAACTAGTTCATACAATCTAACGATTGTTATGACAGATTTAGATTATAATGTAACTACAGAGACAGTTGATTTGGGAGCTTCTCAAGAGACATCACAGACAACATATACACATGTCATTCCATGGCATAGTCGAGGACCAGCAAATATTCAATATACAACAGTAGGAGTAGGTGTTGGGGGATTAACTGAACAGTCAATACTTCCAATAGTTAACTGTAATATTGATCGAGATCCAGATGCTTTTGATGTTCCAGAGTCAGAAGAAAAAATTCGTGATGAGGCACCAGTCATCACACCTGATGTAGAAGTTACTACTTTACAAGTATTAGTAACTGATATAGACATACCAGTAAAAATCAAAGCAGATGCTCCTATTCAGGTAGAAATTGATAATAGTGGTATATTTGTAGATGTGGAGCGGATTTGAGTCTATAAATAAAGTGGGAACCAGTAATGGCAGGAAGTAACTTTAGTCCATGACATATTCTTATTCTACTACACCAGTATATGTAAGCGAAGGACAAACAGTTCGCTTTAAATATAAAGCTCCTGAAGCTTGGGCTACAACAGCAAGTGTTAGTATTCAGATTGGTTTAAGATCAACTTCCTGGTTTATCACTACGATACCAGAAGATTTTGCTCCTGATCCATATCCATTCACACCACTTGAAGATCAAGATGCAGACATAATGTATGTCTATGGTGATGGAACTAGACCTGGAGAAGACATTGTTACTGTAACTGGATTAACACCATCAACTCAAGCAAATGTTACTGTTTTTAGTTCTTTAAGTGTAGATGTAAATAATTTTTCAATTAGAGTCAAGAAAGTTTCTGAAGGAGAAACTACATTTGGAGATTGGATTATACCAGTTTCTGGCACACTAACTGTAACAAATACAGATGAAATTCAAGTTAGATTAAAGTCCAATATTCTTCAAGGACTTGCTTCTACTTTAGATCTTGTTATTGGAGCGAGATCAGAAAGATGGACGGTTATTACTAAAGTATCTCCACCAAATACTCCTGAACCATTTCCAACTTTTATTAACCTTACTAATCAAGCATTAAATAGTGTTGTTTATAGTAATATTTTGTCGGTCGGAGGATTAAACGATACCGCTATTGTAAGTTCTACAAACACTAATTTATATTTTGCAATCTCCGACACAGACGATACAGAGACTAATGATGATGGATTTGAAGTTTTAACTGGAGTAACTTTTGAAGACACTAATGACATTCCAACAATTACGAATGGACAATTTCTTCAACTAAAATTAACGACAGCACCTGGAGCAAATGTACAAACCACCAGTCAGTTGAGTATTGGTGATGGAATTGATGGATCCGCATGGAATGTAAGTACTGGTAGTTTTCCATCAACTACTCCTATTGCATTTTCATTCTCAAATGTAGATGATGTATTAGAAGATGCATTAATTGCCTCTGATCCTGCTCCTAATACTGGCATTGCTTTTGAAAATAATGATGATCCTGGAGAAGTTGATGTTGTATTAATAAGCAGTACTTCTTCTAATGATTCTGGTGCAGATGAACCAAGAATTAAGATTCAGTATGCAGATGGAGGCGAGAGTTCTATTGGATTGTTTCCAACAAAAGTACGTATAGGTGATAAAATTGTATTATATAACAGGTCTTCAGAAACATTTACCACTCCAACTATCTCATCAGCAGTAACAACTGTTATTAAAGTAGGTACTAGACAAATTCCCCCCTGGACTATTATTACAAATAGTGGACCAGATACTGATGCTGTATTTTCAGTGCCGTCTAATGAAAATAATCAAGTTCCTGGTTCTGAAATTGTTAGCTCTATTGTAAGTGTCGCTCAAATTAATAGACCAATTACAATTTCTGCTACGAATGGTGCAAGAATCTCTCTTGATTTTCAACCAGCTACAGGATCTACAGTTACATTTGATCCTAATGTAAATACTTCGTTCCGTATCTTTATTGACACTTCTCCTGATCTTCTTACTATAGATGGCAATGGTCAAGTCACTGCTGGACGAGTAACTACAACTGTTACTATTGGTACTGGATCACCAAATCAATTTATTTGGCAAGTAAGTAACTATGCTGTTGCTCCACCACCACCAGATCTTAAAGGTGCCTGGTATAGTAAGAAGGGAGCATATATTAACACTGATGGTGATGTTATTGAAAGTAAAGAAGATGGTCATGCTATTGGAACAGTCCTTTCAGTTCTTAAGAGACCTGATGGATCATATGGAGACCTTGCGGGTACAATCACTGCTGGTAAATTAGATGCTAGATTCCCAGGTTATCTTGAGTGTGATGGAGAAGAGTATCTTGCGGCAGAATTCCCATGGTTGTGGCAGGTAATCAAGAATCATTATGGTGGAGATGCATCATATGATTCTGGTACCAAAGTATACAGTGGTAGTTTTAACGTGCCTGATTATAGAAATAGAAAAATGGTAGGAACTGGTGTAGTTGATGGAAACCGTGGAAGTTCTGCATTAGTTTCACCCGAAGATGATAAGAGTGTCAATAGAGCAGGAGGAATTGGTGGATGGTGGTATGTTGATGATGTGGATGTTGCTGGACCAGATCCTGATCAGATAATTATATCTGATGATACTAATGATACAACAGGAACAGAAAGTACCTTCTTTAGTATTGGTACTGTTAAAACAGTATTTAATGCACCTATTACAGCTGATGTTGATTTTACTATTCCCGCTGCGGGATATGTAAATGCTCAAGTTGGTCCATTATTAGAGACAGCAGTTAATGTGCCTGCACATACTCATCTTTATGTAACTGGATTAACTGATGGAAATACTGGAGATCCGTTAATTGAATGGAATGTTAGAGGATCATCTAAATTGGGTAATCATAGTACTTCAGATGGAATAGGTCAAGGATCAGGAGCTCTTAATAATTACCGTGATTTTCAGGATGGAGCTATCGCCGCTGATCCTACACCTATAACTACATTATATCTTGATAAATTACGTGCAAAAGCTCCTGATTTTCAAGTTGAATGGGAACAAATTTCTGGCGCTGATGATCTTCAAGTTTCTGTTGATACTTTGATTCAAAGTGTTGCATCCAGCGTAAATAATGAGCAATCTCGATCAAAGAAATCTTTACAACTTTCTGCAGATACGTTTTTCGCATCTCCATTTAGTGATGGACCCGCATTAAATGAATTAGAATTTGTGTCTCCATTAACAAATGACGGTAATTATGACACTGCAGCAGCTGGAGGAACTCCTGGACCTAAAGGAAGAAATGTTTCTGCCGTTATTGATACCCGACCACGTTTCTTAAGAGTTGATTCTTATACACCACAGATTGTTGATGGAGCTCCTGAAGATGTTGGAAATACCAATTCATCTCAAGCTAATATCAAAACTCATAGTCATCTTCTGACACTACAACCAGTTATTGATCCTACTGAAGACTTTAGTTTTGGTAACCAAAATGGTCCGGGTAGTCGGAGAGAAGGACTTGGAGCAGCCCAAACCTATATTGATGTTGAGTTCAGTCAAGCAGACGTTGGAATGGAATTGAACCCTGGAGTATTCACCCTAAATACTAGTATAAAGAAACCCATTCCTGATGTAGTATTTTCTCCAAATAGAACTGTACCATTAGCACCAGAGTTTCATAAAGTAAAATACCTTATTAAAGCATTCTAGATAATATGAGTAATCAAAATGATGGTAGTCTCGCTCCATATAGACCTCTTGACTTAATGATCAATGATGATTTAACTAAATGTCACGAAAAAGATTTCATCGTAACTTGGGAAAACTTTGTTCCTAAAGCATTTTGTGATCAACTAATCGATTATGGCGACAAAGTTTTGGATGACAAAACTGGTCATGAAGTTAATTATGGTGCTGATGGATGTAACATAATGAGCGGTGAGCAGATGTATAAGGGAAGACATAATCGTCATGATAGATCTTTTATGTTGAACTATCATAGTGAAAAATGGGGAGTTCAGGTTAATCAATTTCTCAAGTCATGCGCTATGCATTACATCCATATGTTCTCTCAATTGAGAAATATTAGGATGATGTCAACTGATATTAAGTTTCAACGCACTCCTCCTGGTGGTGGATATCATTTATGGCATTATGAAAATGCTTCTGTTCATTATGCTCAAAGAGAACTTACTTGGATGATCTACTTAAATGACATCGAAGACGGTGGAGAGACAGAATTTCAATATCAAAGAAGAAGAATTTCACCATCAGCAGGCACAGTAGTATTTTTTCCTGCTGGATTGACACATGTCCACAAAGGAAATTTGGTTTTAGGGGAACAGGATAAATACATAGTAACGGGATGGTACGTTAAAAACGGGTTATAACTAATGACAACAATTTACGGCAAAAAAAGTATTCTTGAGTTGGACCTTGTTAATAATATTCTGATGAATACTAAATCAGCATATATTTTGGATGATGGTAATATTACTATTCCCAAATATAATATTGGTAATGAGTATATTGACAGGTTTATGGAAAATGTAGATTCTGTTTGGCATACGGAGAATGATAAATTAGAAGCAGTTGCTTTTTATGAAGATGGTAGTGTATTTTGCCAAAGAAAGAAATTAAAATATGATTTCGTTTCTGGTCAAAAAGCGTATAGTACATATACATTTACTGGATTTACTGCCGAACAGGCTAATACTCTTAAAGAAAGGATTATAACTTTCTTTCAAGCTACAGAACTTGTTAAAGAACTGAAGGTCAACCAGTATCTTGGCAAAGTTGATAAAGAATATTTATTTTTCGATAAAACATATTTGAAAAGACTTCGTGAGAAAAATAATATCCTTGAAGCTACTGATTGGCGTATTTTACCTGATGTTGAAGATTCTTACGAGGGGGAAAAAGACTTATGGATCAAGTACAGACAAACTATTAGAGGTCTTATCATGAGAGACCCTGGTGAGTTTGCAACTGGACTTGATTTCTTTAAGTATATCGATACTATTAAGTGGCCTATAGACCCTAAAAATTATCGAGAATTATATCCTGATGGTTTAAATATTAATGGAGATCCGGTCGAATACTTGTCAAATGATAGTCAGTGGGTGGAAAGAGAAACAGATTCTTCCCGAGATTTGATTGAGTCGCGACTCGCAAATATTATCAGTATGCGTCAAAATTACATAAGTTCAGAAAGAAGAGCAAACAAAGTTGTCAAAGATATTATGAAAGAATTGAGATTAGAAGACTTTGTTGAAGGTGGAATAGACTATACCAAAATCTATACAGAAGAAGATATAGAAGAAATGACTGAATAATAACCATGATCTATATTATTAATAATGCTTTGACCAATGATAATATTGAACACCTGACAAAAGATTGGACACCATATAATTTTATTGATAACTCCGACAATCATGGAGATGTTGGTAGAAAAAAGAGTTCTACTTTTGACTATAAACATCGCAGTCATAATGATATATGTAAATATTTTTGGGATAAAATAACACCAAAGTTACACACATATCTCATTAAAAGATTAAGTCAACCATATCTTGCTTGGTATAGAGAATCTGATTACTATAATTGGCATATGGATGCATTCCCTTGTGGAGGAGTATCTTCTCATTATAGTTTTACCTGTTTTTTAAATGATCCAGATGAATATGAAGGAGGTGAGTTGGTTCTTGATATAGGTGGAAAAGAGATAGAGATCAAGGAATCAAAAGGAACATGTGTGTTATATAATACAGGTGTTCGTCATAAAGTGAATGAGATATTGTCTGGAGACAGAAAAGTTATTGTTGGATGGGGTGAAAGTAGTGTCATTAACAGTAAAATGAGGGAAATCCTCATAGAGTTACAACTGTTTCTGAATGATGAGAAGTCTTCTATCACAATGGAACAATATGAAAGATTAGATAATACGAGATTGAATTTGTTGAGAGAGTATGCCAACTTATAATTATAGTGACATTGTTAAGTACAATAATTTCTTTGATGAAGCAGATTACAATGTAATCAAAGAGAAGACAGGAATTGGATCTAACTGGCAATATGGACACACATCATTAGGTGATAAAGATCCGCAGTTTACAAAATCTGTGCCTTTCTGGAAGATGCAATTAGATGAAGATAGATTCTTCAGTGAATATCTTCTAAATAAGATACAGCAGAAACTTGATACATCATTTAGTTTAGAGCAGGTGTATGCTAATGGGCATACTTATGGTTGTGACGGATCTATTCATGTTGATGCTCATGATCCTAATGGTCATACATTATTATTATATGTAAATCCATCTTGGCAATATGCTTGGGGCGGATCTACAAACTTTCATATTAGTGAAGGAGAGATGTTTAGCGTATTTCCATCGGGAAATAAAGCAGTTTACTTCCCTGGTCAAATACCACATTGTGCCTCTGGAACTACAAGGCATTTTAAATTTTTGAGAGTTACTATTGCTTGGAAATTAAGAACAAATGAATAACACAGAATATCAAATTTATAACTTGGAGACATTTATTGGTAGGTATGCAGCATTAGCTGGTAAACCACTGATTTTCTTCCGTGTCTATGGGTGGAATAACAGCACTGATGTAGATGCTATCAATGCATCAATACAGTTATATACTGATATCTTGCCATTAGATTTTACAACACTATTTCGTGATAGTGAGTATCTGATTGTAGAGATGGAGACTATTACTGAAGCAGAGAAGTTTCTCACTGATAACTTTCCCGCATCACAAGAGGGTACACCTAAAGAGCGTTATATCTTCTATGCATTATATAATGATGAAGGTCAAGTTATCATGGATAACGAATGATATTCTCCGACAATTACACAGCATTTCAGAGGTATAGTTTAGTCAGTGGTGAACGACTGTCAGACTATTCTTTCATGCCATGGTTATTTACTTCGCTAGTTGATCCTCAATACAAACCATATCTTCCTATTTCTATTAAGAATTCTCTTAATAGAGTACTTGGTTACAAATATCAAGTTGAAGATGTAATAGCAATATTTGATGAAGAGAAGTTTCTTTGTGTGTATTCAATAGATGATGCTATTGAATCTTTTAGAAGCACAGTTAAGTATAAGTGGACCATATTTGAAGAGAATATAAAACGGTTTAAGATAGAAACATCTACTTCAGATTTTCCATTATATGATAAACTCATCGATGTAATTCTGCCAACATTGAGACCAGTCACTGCATTTACTGGTGTTGATCAAGATATAAATGGAAACATTACAGGTCTATCCATTCAGAGTAGAGAATATGATTTAAGTTCGTACAATAATCCTGCTCTCGAAAATGTTGCTCGTTACTCTAAAATTGCTCCTAACTGGTCAGAAGGTGTCCTAACTGTTAGGAATAATGATGAAGTCTCTATATACTCTGGATTTATATATCCAAAGTATATTAGTGAATCCAAGAAAGAATCTATGAAGGGATCCCTGATTAAGAGTTCATTTGGAATCAAGAATAAGAAAAAAGTATCATATAGTGAAATTAGTCAATCTCATGTTGTAGGATATAGAGCTAATGATGTATTGACTGATGATCATATTGCTGTATTAGATTCTATTCCGTTTGTTGCAGATGCAACAACTGAAAATAGACTACAATTTGAGCATATATTTAAAGGAACTGAATTAGTGGATGTTATTGTATATGTTGGGCAGTATCATAGGTTTGAAAATTTAACTGAACCGCGTACATGGAAAATATATTATGATTCTGATGGTAATGAACTGTCATATAAAAATGGTGGGATGGTTTATTAAGTGTCACAGCACCCTTGACGGGGTGCTTTTTTTGTGTCATACTGTATTCATATCAGACATACAGCATGCAACTCCGTCCCCATCAGACCCGCGCTCTCGCTGCTATGCAGCGTAACAAGTTCGGGCAGATCATTGTCCCCAC